GAATCGGTGCGGGCGGTTCCGGCGGCGGTGCTCACCTTGGCGCCGCTGGCGTCGAACTCGCTGATGACATAGGGCTCCAGGAAGGAGGCCATGCCGGTCAGATCCTGCACGTACACCTGGTCGATGATGGCCCCCACGCCGTAGCCCAGGGGATCACGGATGTTGGTGCCGGCCCCGGTGGGCTGGGCCAGGGTTCCGGTGGCCAGGGTGACCGACTTCTCCACCGCGCCGGGGACAAAGAGGGCCTTACGCACCTCCTGGACAGAGAACGTTACCTCCCGGCCCTTCATCAGGTCGTTGCCCCGCTCCGCAGCCTTGTCCCTCTCCTCGGCAGGGTCAATCGCCTTTTCCATGAACTTCCGGTCCTGCTCCTCAATCAAGCTCTTCAGATCCTCGATCTCGCCGTTGAGGTTCCGCACCTTGTCCATCTCGGCCCGGTACTCCTCCCGCTTCCCATCCTTCAGGAGACTCTCAGCCTTTTCCACCAGAGTAGTTCGGTCCTGGAGCTTCTGCGTCAGCTCCCGTCTCATGTTCTCGCTCATGTCATTTCCTCCTTGTCAAAAACGATTTTTTTCCAGTTCCAGCAGGGCCTCGTCCTGCCAGTTCCGGCTATCTGCTCCGGGCTCTCTGCCCGTGGGGCCGCTCTCCGGGAGCGGCTCCTGGCCGCCGTACCGCTTGCCTTTGACAATGCCGGCACCGGGCTGGGCCGGTACCGCCACCAGAGATACCTCGTACACGTCGGCCACCCCGTCCAAATCCATGTGGCACACCTGGCCGTCGTATTCCCGGCCAGGGATGTGCTTGCAGAGGGTCGCCGCCTGATCCGCCCCGCAGATGGAGCACAGCACCCGCCGCACCGCCAGGCCCACGGAGCACTCCCGGAGTATACCTCCCTCGATGGCGGCGATGGTGGAGGCTGTCTGCTCATTGCGGAGCATATAGCACCGCAGTACCAGCCGCTTCACACCCTCCCCGGGGCCGTCTTCCACAGCTCCAGCGTACACCCGGGCCGTCTGATTGCCAGCGCTCCAGTTGTGATCCAGCAGCACCGTCCGGCCCACGTACCGTTCTGCCAACTCCGCCAGGGTTTCATCGGTGAATCTCTCATGATCCCGGTCCACCTGATTGTCACAGGCGGCCAGGCGGAAGGTGAACACCTCTTCCGCCTCCAGCTTCCGCAGGGTCTGTGCGTTGACCAGCGCCAGCTCACCCTCGTCCAGCTCCGCCCTGCCCAGACGGGCCTCCTTCAAAATCTGTTCCACGTTCTCCTCCTCATTCTGCCGGCGGGCGGCTTTCCGCCCTCTTCAGGCTCAGCTCCGGCCACAGTCGGAGGGGCACATAGTTCAAGCTGGCCCGGTGCTCGTCGCCCCCCTCGGTGTCGGGCAGGTCCTCCAGGGCCCGCACCTCGTTTACCGAGTAGGGCCCCTCCTGGAGCATCGTCTGGTAAATGTGCATCCTGGCCGCCGAGTCGCCCCGCAGCTCCGCCATGAGGTTGATGCGCACCTCCAGCCCCGCGGCGATCTCCCGGTCGGTGAGCAGCTTCCAGGTCTGCTCCTCCTCGTACTGGGTCACAATGGGGTGCAGGGTACCCACCACGTACTCAATGGCGTTTTGCTCGTTGGAGCTGTACGCCTCCTTGCCCTCCCCCAGCTTGTAGAGGGGGACGCCGAAATACCGGGCGATATCCCGGACGGACACCTCCTTGGACTCCACAAACTGGGCTTCCTGGTTGCTGGAGGCGATCGGCTTGTAATCCAGCCCTAAATCCAGGATGGCTACCCGGTGCCCGTTCCTGGGCCCTGCGTGGATCTTCTCCCACTCACTCCGCAGAGCGTCCTTCATGCTGATCGGCGAGCCGTCCGTCCGCCGCTGGATCTGGCCGTCGGGGCCCTTGACATATCCGCCCAGGTCGGTATCCGTCTTGAGAACGCCGGCAGGCTGTCCACCGCTCTCATAGTAGGCCCGCTCGTACTCCTGGGCCGCACGGGCCGAGGCCAGGGTGTCCGAGGCCCGCCGCAGAACCGATATCCCTTTCAGGCCGTCCCGTGTGGCCCCCTTGTAGTGGCAGATATCCTCCTGGGGGAGCACCATGGGCTCCCCGGTCAGTGGATGGGTGACGGTGTACCAGATCTGCCCGGCCTCGTTCTTCCATGGCTCCACCAGGTACCAGGGCACTGGGATCAGTTCCGTCACCCGTCCGGTTCGCGGGCTCCGAATGATCCAGTCGTAGGCGTTGCCGCCCTCATTGCGGCTGTTCTCCAGCACCTCTTTGCGGATGCTGGGTGTCATGGCCTCGTTGGGCCGGACGTTAAGCACATGGAGCAGCGGGTGCGTCGGCCGCTCCCGGGTACCGCTGTCGAAGATGTAGTTGGGCAGCTTGGACATGGAGCCGGCCAGAATGCTCATACACCGGTCCACGGTGGAGAGCTTCCGGGCGAAGGTCTCCGGGTCCTCTGCGGCCGCCGGATAGCCGGCGGCCATCAGCGCCGATGCCGTCAACGCTTTGGCCCTGGTGGGGGATCTCGCCAGGCGGGCTAGGCTGCGGCTCATGCTCATACATCCTCACCTCCTCCCAGCGCGGACAGGACTGCCCCGGCAATGGCCAGGACACCGCCGGCAATGAGCCCGGCCGGCAGGTACACCAGCCCGCACCCCACCGCCACCGCAGTAGCCCCCGCCACCATCACCAGATCCGTACCATGCTTTTTCAGCGCACGTGTCAGTCTCTTCATGGCCTCTCCTTCCTGTGTCCAAATCGGACCCTATAAGCTGTAGCCCGGCCTGCTGAGCGCTTCCGCCAGATCTGGCGGCCGGCCCTCCGCCAGCAGCGCCACCGCCATGGCGATGATCCAGGCCACCGTGATGTCGATGCGGCCGATGCTCCGGTTCTTCATTGGCTTGATATTCTCGTTCCCGTCCACCGCGCACCGGACGTTGCCGAAGCACCAGCGAGCGGCCGTATTGTGCTCGTGGAGCATCTGATGGGCGCGGGTCAGCCGCTCCACCTCTTTCATGGCCGGGGACAGGTTCTTCATGTCCTGGGGGATCTCCACCACATTGACTCTGCGCTCCATGAGCCGGGGCGTCAGCGTGCGGGACAGGTAGGGGTCTACGCCCAATGTGTCCAAGTCGAACACATCGACCGCCGCAGCCACGGCGTCCTCTACCATCGTGAAGTCCACCATATCGCCGGGGCACAGCTCCAAAAAGCCCGCTCGGGTCCAGTCCCGGTAGGGTACATGGTCCCGCTGCTCGGCCTCCAGAACGCCCTCCTCGGGCCGCCACGCCCAAAACAGGACAACCCAGGTATCCAGCCCCTCCTGGGGCGGAAACAGCAGCGTGAAGGCCGTCAGGTCGGTGGTGGTGGACAGATCCAGCCCGCCGAAGCACCGCTTGCCGACCAGATAGTCCCGCACCGCCTGCCGCCGCTCCGGGGCCTTGAGGGCCTTCCATTCCGGCCGGTTAAACTGGCTCTTGTCGTAGAGGGTCAGGGGCAGCCACCCCACGCTCTTGGTGGAGATCCACTGGTTGAGCCGCAGCCACCGGAACCACCGCTCCGCCGCCTCGCTCTGGCGGGCCGCCCGGGCGTCCGCCCGGAAGTCCCGCAGCTTGAGGTTGTGCCCCAGCCCCGGGTTGCAGGCGTACCACAGCGCTTCGTCATAGATGTCCAGCTCTGCGATCCGCTCCGGGTCGTCCCCGGTCAGGATGCCGATGCCGTACATGATGGGGCACCACTCCGGTGCGTCCGTGTCCCCCTCCCGCTCGGGCTCTCCCCGCCGCCAGGCCAGGATGCGGCGGCATTTCTCGTGCACCTCCCAGCCGATGCTGGTGCGGTCGGGGTCGTCGCCCGCCGTGGTCAGCACGATCACCGCCTGCTGCCGCCGGGCGGCGTTGGAGCCGGCCGTCAGCACGTCCCACAGCCTGCGGTTGGGCTGGGCGTGGAGCTCGTCGATAATAATCGCGCTGAAGGAGTAGCCGTGCTTGGTGGCCGCGTCGGCGGAGTACACCTTGAGCACGCCGCCGTACTTGGTGTGGATCTCCTTGCGGGAGTCCACCGCCCAGGCGATGGGGTCGTGCTCCGGCTGGCCCAGGCTGGTGTTCTCCACCATGTACTTGGCCGCCTCGTAGATCTGGGAGGCGTTTTCCTTGTCGGAGGAGAACACCCCCACCCGCGGCCGCTCCTCGCCGTCGTACAGCAGGTGATACAGGCCCAGGCCGGCCGCCAGTTCCGTCTTGCCGTTTTTCTTGGGCAGCTCGTCGTAGAGGTAGCGCCGGTAGCGCACCCACAGGCCGTCCTCGTCCTGCACCTGAATACCGTAGAACTGCCGGACGGCCTCCTCCTCCCAGGGGAGCAGCTCGAAGGGCTTGCCCGCCCACTCGTTCTGAGCGAAGCACAGCAGGGAAAAGAAGTCCAGTACGTCCTGTACCGCCTCCCCGCTGTAGCGGAGCACGCTTCCGTCCTCCGGCGCTGGCACCTCCACCCCCGGTGCCAGGGTCAGCCGCTCAGGCACGCTGCATCCGCTCCCGCTTCTCCCGCATCAGCCGCTCGAAGGCGTTTTCCTCCGGGGGCCGCGCACTCTCCGGCAGCACCAGCCTGCACCGGCTGGTGACGGTCAGGCCCATGTCGTTGGCGCACCCCCGGCACTGCTTGAAAAAGCGGTCCTGGATGCGGGTGGCCACGTCCAGCGCCTCGGTGTCTATGACCCGGCTGCCGTCCGCCCGCTCCGCCCCCCGCTGGAGGGCGATCACCTCCTGGGTGGCAGCCAGATAGCTCTGCCGGGCTAACAGGTAGCGGGCCAGGGTGTCGTAGTCCAGGCTGCTGAGCAGCCCCAGCTCCTTGAGCTGCCGGGCCAGGGCGCGGAACTGCTCCTTGAGCTCCGCGGTCAGGTACTCCGGGGCGCGGAGCTGCTTGGGCGGCGCGGGCCGCACCTCCCCGGCCGCCCGCTGGGCCCGCTCGCTCCGGCTCAGATGCTTCCGGCCCTTTCCCTCCAGCACCTCCAGGCTCTGTCTCGGTCCGGGCATTCTCTCACCTCGCTTCTGTTTATGCGGCGGCGGCCTCCTCTCCGGCCAGCCGCCTCCAGCGATCCGCAATTCCCGCCGCATAGCCGGGGTCCAGCTCTGCCACATAAGCCGTCCGCCCGGATTGCTCACAGGCCGCCAGGGTGGTCCCGCTCCCGGCAAAGGGGTCCAGCACGATATCCCCAGGGCGGCTGCTGTTGCGGATCAGGTAGTCAAAGAGTTTCACCGGCTTCATGGTGGGGTGCTCCGCCGAGCGGACCGGCCGGTCGAAGCGCAGGACCGTGCCCTGCTTCCGGTCTCCCTCCCAGCGGTGGGCCGCTCCCGGCTTCCATCCATACAGACAGGGCTCGTGCTGCCACTGGTAGTCCTGGCGCCCCAGAATGAAGCTCTGCTTGACCCAGATCAACTGCTGGCGCACCCCCAGCCCGCTCCGGGCGCAGGCATGGTAGGCGCTGACCGCGTGCATGGAGGCATGCCACAGGTAGAAGGCCGCGCCCGGCTCCATGTGCCCGGCGCATCCGGCCAGCGCCCCCGTCAGGAAGTCCTCAAAGGCATCCTCGCTCTCCCAGTGGTCGTTGAGCACCCGCAGCCCGTCCGTCCGGCTCCTGGGCTTGGCCTCACCGTACAGGTTAACATTGTAGGGTGGGTCAGTCAGGAGCAGACGCGCCTTCGCTCCGTCCATAAGCGCATCCAGAGCGCCGGGGGACGTAGCGTCCCCCACATACAGCCGGTGCCGGCCGAGCTGATAGCAGCGGCCGCTTTCCAGCGGTGCCCGCCCCTGCACCGGGGCCTCCGCGTCCTCCTCCGCCGCCGGCGGCTCCCCGTCCAGGCGGAAGGGCAGCGCCTCCAGGGAGAAGCCCGTCAGCTCCAGGTCGAAGCCCAGGTCGTTGAGGGCCTGGAGCTCCACCCGCAGGGCCTGCCGGTCCCACTCGGCCAGCTCGGCCAGGCGGTTGTCCGCCAGGATATACGCCCGCCGCTGCTCCGCCGTCAGTCCTTCGGCCAGGATACACGGCACCACATCCATCCCCTCGGCCATGGCGGCCTGGAGGACGGCCTGGCCGGCCACCAGCCGGTTCTCCCGGTCGATCAGGAGCGGCCGGAGAAAGCCAAACTCCCGCAGGCTCCGGCGCAGCGCCTGCATCTGCTTTTCGCCGTGACGGCGCGGGTTCCCCTCATAGAGCACCAGCTCCGCCGCCTTTCTCAGTACCCGCTCCCCCGCCGTGATGCGGATGGACGGGT